GGTCGAGGGACACACTGAGGCGGTCGACAATCATGGTGTGGCACGTAAGACGTTCGTAGAGCAGGAAGTGACGTTGAACGGTGTGACGCGTGTGGCGCTCCCCACCGCGCTCAACCGTGTGTCCAGGCTCTACAATAATGGTTCAGTTGATTTGGCTGGTGAGGTGTTCGTGTATGAGAACACTGCGTTGACGGCGGGGAAGCCTACTGATACCACGAAAATCCATTTGACCATCCTGCGTGACAATCAGAGTGAGAAGGCTGCGACCACCCTGTCGGATACTGACTTTTGGATTATCACTGAAGTCCATACGGGCGTGTTGAATAAGACGGCTGCGTTCGCTGACATTTCTCTTCAGATCAGAAGGAGGGGGAAGGTGTTCCGCACCGTGGGGACGTTCCCTGCTGCTAACGGCGGCGGCGACTTCCATCTGGTCCCCTATCTGATCGTCCCTAACAATGCTGATGTGAGGTTGATCGCTGTAGCTTCTGGCGCGACGACTGACGTCGCTGGCTCTATGAACGGCTATGTAGCCACAACCCTATAATACGATTCGAGCTACCTATATGACATTCATTATCGGGGAGAAGGCTGGAACCCTTGAAAGTTTTGCTGATATTGGTATTCCTGTTGCCGTCGTGGCATCAGCAGGAGGTGGAAATGACGCCTAATTTGGAAGTGGTAGTTGACTATGCGAAGGCCGAGTATGGCCTGCATGTGGGCATCTACAAGTGTCGGCGCATAGCTGGCTCGCAGGCGTATTCGCAGCACTCGTGGCGCAATGCGGCTGACATATATACGACGAGCAGGAAGAGGCAGGATGCGATTGCCGCGGACCTGAAAGAGAAGTTTGGGTCGCATATCCGCAACGTGCTTACGTGGCGGTATAATAGCGACCACTGGAATCATGTCCATGTGGACATGTGGCCTAGAGGACTGTATACTCCCCCGTGCGCGGGTGGGTCATTGAGAGTGAAACATGAGGATGGTACAAGAGGTACCGTCTTCACATCTGATTTGGAAGGAGTGGAAATTGTGGCATCAATGCAAGTAGAAGACCTGCAGGAGGCCCTCAACGACGCTGGACAGCTTGGCGCGGATGGGAGGCCTTTGAATGTCGACGGTATTTGGGGCCCTAACTCGCATTATGCGATAGTGGGCGGCTTTACCGCCCTGGAGGCCAAGGCTGGCCTGACTGAGGACGAAGTTAATGCGCTCATAGCGCAGACGACCCTGGTCCCTGGTGGCCCTCGGTAGGTGCAGCAACACAGGTTGCCAAGCGAGGATAGAGGTTGAGGACATCCATAAGACGGTTCCCATCCCGAAGAGTCCACAGTTCGTGGCGCTCCTCTACCATTGTCCCGTCTGTGACGACAATGGGAAGATCGTCGCGAGCATGGAGGACTGGGCTAGGACCCAGAAGGCTGCCGCACGGAATAAGCGAAAGAACGATTTTAGGGCACACCAGATTGAGCTGGATGCTATTGAGACTGTCGAGGACCTTCGGGCCCTCTGGTCGTCGTTGAGAAACCCCCCGCTAAGGGAGGACACTAAGCTCGCCTGCGGGTGCGCTGGATGTAGGGAGAAATGGTATGGCAAAGGGATTTAGGACAATAGATGACTCACTTAAAGAAGCCTACCTTGAGTGGCTTATGGCCCCTCCTGCGGAGCGTGACCCTAAGACTAAGCTCGAAATGGCGGAACACCTCGGTGTTGCCCCCTCGACCCTGTATTCTTGGGAGAACAGCCCACAGTTCCAGGAGCAGCTGCGCCTGCTTAAGTCCAGGTGGGGTGTTAAGTTTCACGGCGAGATACTTGGACGTCTCATGGACGTCGTCGCCAACGGAACAGACACTGCGGCAATACAAGCGGCGAAAGTCCTCCTACCACACATCGACACAGGGCCGCGCGAGGTTAAGGAGGATGACCTGACCGCTGAACACTTGGTTGCCATTAAAGAGGCTCTGAAGGCCCAGGGCTTCCAGGTCGCTGAATGACGCATGCCGAAATACTCGCAGCCTGCAGAGTCTCAAAGGACTTCTTCTTTGAGAACTACTACTACATCCCCGTCGTCGGGTCAGGAGCAGAGCTGTTCAAGCTCCGCGACTACCAGCGCAACATCGCCACGGAGATCGAAGATAACCGTCTCATCATCGGCCTCAAGGCCCGTCAGATTGGGTGGACTACGATCGGAGTCGCTAACGCAGTCCACGATGTCCTATTTAATCCTGAGCATCCTTGGCTTCTCGTTTCACGTACTGAGGGTGCTGCACAGAAGATGCTTGAGAAGGCTGTATATGCCTATTATAGACTACCTCCTTGGATGCGCAGCATGCTACCCGAGCTTAAGTCTCAAACCCAGAGCGCTATTACCTTCAGTAATGGCAGCCGCATTGAGAGCGTTCCAGCGACTGGATCAACGGGTCGTGGAGACGCTGTATATGGAGCGCTATTAGATGAGTGTGCTTTCATGGATTACGCAGAGGATATTTGGGGAGCGGTCGAGCCGCTGGTCTATGGCCCTGCTATGCTTTTTAGCACGGCGAACGGTATGGGAAATTTCTTTCACGAAATCTGGTTGGACTCTGAACGACCCGACTCCGTTTGGAAAGGGATATTTTACCCGTGGGACGTTGTCAAGTCAAGAGATCAAGACTGGTACGATCACGCTAGAGCTTCCTTCCGTGGTCGTGAGTGGCTCTTCTTCCAAGAGTACCCCTCTAACCCAGAGGAAGCCTTCGCCAAGTCGGGACGAGTCGCGTTTCCCTACGACATTCTAGAAGAGAACTTTCATGAGATCAAGCCTGAGGCACGGTACAAGTACATTATTGGAGATGAGCCCAAAGAGCTTACAGAAGGAGAGGTTGCTGACATTGAGATCAATATATGGAAAGAGCCGCGCGTTATTCGTGACGAGGAAGGGCGACCGCGATGGAAGCCTTCCTATGTGGTCGGTGCAGACGTGGCCGAGGGCTTGGAGCATGGTGACTTCTCCTACGTCACGGTTTTTGATGCGAACACTGGCGAGCAGATGGCTAGCTGCAAAAGCTCGATTCCTGTCTCGTACCTGGACGACCTGATACTATGGCTGGCGGAGAGATACTGGAAGGCGCTTGTAGTGGTCGAGAGGAACAATGCAGGTATTCTACCCCTAGACAGACTATACAGGGATCATTGGTATCCACGCCTCTACCGAATGGATTCATTTGCCAGGTTCACAACCTCAGATCGGACGCCCCAGTATGGTTGGCGTACCGACCGAGCGACGAAGCCGAAGATGGTGAACGACTTTGTCTTTGCCCTGACGGAACGTGCGCTGCTGCTGCACGATTTGGACTTCGTGATTGAGGCCCGCACGTTTGTGAGCGACGGCAAGGGCTCCTTCGGAGCCACTGCCAACAACCATGACGACGTCATTATGGGCACTCTGGTCGCTTACCAGGGGGTCCTGGACACTCCCAAGTACCCGAACCTGTGGGAGGAGACGAATGTGCTCCCTCCGACGCATGAGGACATGGATAAGATTTGGTTCGACAATCAGAGGGAAACTGCAGCAGATATACTGGATAGACCGCTAGGTCAGCCCCAAACTGAGCTGAAAGTGGTCAAGTCTATCACGTTCACTGGTGCTAATACGAAGAAATAATACACTTTCGTCTATAAGTAGGAGGTTTTTATGTCAAACATCAAGAGTCGAGGCAATCTCGACCAAGGCGTGGGCGGTGCTCCCAAGACCAAAGGTAATGGGAAGCACACTGAGCCAGCGAGCGGTGTCAAGAAGCAGGGGACTACGGGTTCCCGCTTCGACCAGAGCAAGAGCGGTGGCGCGATGCCGACGAAGGCGAACGGCTCTCATTTAGAGCCGAGCGACTGGCTTGTGCCTGGTACCGACAAGACCTCAGACAAGCAAGGTGGCACCCCAGGGGGCCATGATCGTGTCAGCCCTACGGCTGGTAAGAGCAAGTCTGGGTCCAAAGATGCTCAACACCCGAATGTTACTGTCAAGCACATCGGCGCTAGTGGCCGCTATCTGAAGAAGTAATGAAACACTGGGATACGCATCCCGAATTTGTTGACGGCTGCAAGCCCTGTAAGTGGGCGTCTGTCAGCATGGGTACTGCTATGATTACTCAGGAACGCCAAGGCAAGGGCCTGATGGGCGATATGGGTACTCGGAAGTATGTGGAGAAGATGTTCGCTGACCGTCGTCGGGATGGTCAGGCTGACCCTGTGCCTGCGACTAAGGAGGCTGCGAAGTTCGCTCCTGCTATGGGTGTGATGCGAGACAAGAAGTACAGGAAGGATAATGGTGGGCTTTGATGGCTGGGGCTTTTAGTTCAGCGTTTTCGACTGCCTTTGACATTCATGTCGTGTCTGGTCATGGTGGCTGGACTCTGGCTCCGCAGCAACGTCAGACCCGTGAGGTTCTGTCGTGGAGGCGTAAAATGATTTTTAACGAAGATTTGTTGAAGAAACTGAAAGGGATGAAATAATGGTTGATACGCCTCGCACAAAAGCAGCACTTCAAACTCTGCTCGCTGATAATGTTGCTGGTGATATTAGTGCTCAAGACCTACGAGACATGTTGGTGTCCCAAGCCGTGCCAGTTTGGATGCAAAAATTGGATCATAGGGTGTCAGGTGAGACGGCCCATGCCGATGATGACTATTTCTCAGTTGACTCGTCTGCCGACTACACCGAAGTTGATGTATCTGGCACAACTACATGGACGACACAGGACGGCCTTCTGTCTGTGCTGTATGAAGATCAGACCGCTGGAGATGCTGGCTGTTACGTTAAGCCTATCACTTCAGCATCGGCTCCTATGACCATCGAGACTCGTGTTAGGATGGAAAACGACGACGTGAACTCCCACATTGCGGGCCTTTGTTTTACAGATGGAGCTACGACTGTTGACGATATGGTTAGTATCGGTCTCCAGCTTAGCGCTACGGGTTATGCATTGACTTTGACTCATGGGGCTATCACCAACTTCGACACCGATTTTACAATTCTGCGAGCATCAGGACTTCCAACGATTACAGGTGGGCTGTACCTTAGACTTGTATGGACGGCCACTAACACGTTTGCTGCTGCCGTGTCTCCTGATGGGGTGTCATGGACAGCCTATGGCGCAGCAGCCGACACATTCATACATGTACCCACACACTTCGGTATTTTTGCTACTACCTATGGTGCCACGGTCCCCGCTGTTGCGACCTTCGACTGTTTCAAAGTCTATGATGCGGATTTGAGTGTGTAGTTAATGGCTGAAACGATAGGATACGACAAGCAAGTAGGCAAACGCCCAGGCGTCAAGCTGCAGGCCAAGCTAGAGTCTGCGCACACCAAATTTCAACACGGTACCGAGTATCGTCAGCAGATGCGTGAGACGGCATGGCTGAACTCTGCCCGACAGTATGACGGTACCTCAACATGGGCCGTCGATCCTGATGATCCTACTGCTGACCTGGTCAATGTCAACCTCTCCTTTTCGACCCTCAACACGCTGCTACCCTTCGTCGCTGATGAGGACCCGACCTTCCTGGTGGAGCCCTATTCGGGCGACGCCAGCGCTGAGCACGCTCAGCTCCTAGAATCTTTCATGAACCGCCTGTGGCGGTCTAATGACATCCAGGGCACTAAGCATCTGCGCGATGCCACCTTCGACTATCTCCTCTACGGTGATGGCTATGTGAAGGTCGGCTACGATATCAAGCAGAAAGAGATTTTCTCGGGTGACGGTGATGTTGTGGACAACAACGTGGATGTCGCATCGTTCACGATCAGCCGCATCAACCCGTGGGACGTTTGGATCGACCCGTGGTCTGACGGTATCTTTAACGCCCGCTGGGTGTGTCAGCGCATCACGTTACCACGCCAGCAGCTGATTGATGATGACAGGTACCAGTTCAACAAGAACAACCCCGACGTAGGCGTTGACAGGGACAACATGTCGGTTGAGGATCAGAAGCGTCTGGACGAGTCCACACCGTCTGATTTCGTCACGATCTACGAGTACTATGACCTGCAGGACAAGTGGTCTATGACCTTCCTGCCTGGAGGCAACCAGCTGCTCAAGTATGTGGAGCATGTTGTATGCCCCATCATCCAGCTGTCCAACTATCGCATCAACAACGCTCCCTACCATATTGGTGAGCTGGAGCAGATCGCTTCCCTTCAGGACGAGCTGAATAAGACACGTTCGCAGATGATTACCCATAGGCGGCGTAACGTCGCGAAGTGGATGGTCAAGAAGCACCTACTCACTGCTGCCGCTGAGGAGGCCATGAAGTCCTCCAAGGTCAACGATATCATTGAGCTTGAGACGAACGAACCTTTCCAGAACGCTATCGCCCCCGTCCATGCGACCCCTCTGTCCGCGGACTCCTACCAGATCGACGCACAGATCAGGAACGACATCAACGATGTAACGGGTGTGAATGAGTATCTGCGTGGTGTGCCGCAGAACATATCTCGTACCGCCACTGAGGCCTCAATCATTGAGGGTGCTACGAACATTCGCACCCGCCACAAGCTCCTCCAGGTGGAGGAAGCTGCGCGTGCTGTCGGGCAGATGCTTCTAGACGTCATTCGGGACGTTCTGCCCATCACTGACTTTGAGGAAATGTCCATGTTCATTACTGGCCGTGAGGCTGAGAAGCTGAACAGGGCTACTGGTGAGGATGAGCTGGCTACTGACGTTATCCTAGAGCCCATCCCCGAAATGTTTGAGGGTAGGTATGAGGTCAGGGTGGAGCGTGGCTCCACTGAGCTTCGTAACCCTGAGGTCAAGGCCAACCAGCTGAAGGACATGACTGTCATGATGCTGTCGGCTCTGCCCGTCATGAAGCAGGAGGGCATCTTCTTTAACCTTCAGCGTCTGATGGAAATGTGGTTCGAGGCGGAAGGCATTGATGATGTCGACGCACTGTTCGAGCCCTCTGAGGAGCAGCAGGAGCGTATGGCAATTGACTTGCAACGCCAGCAGAACGAAGCTGCGAACGCTGGTGCGACTGGTGGAGCGGGCGGCGGGGACGTCGTTGGCGGCACCCGCACGCAGCCTGGACAGCCCCGTGCTGCCACTACTGGAGCCCCCTCCGCTCCGCCTGACGAGTCTAACTCGGGCATTCTAGGCCCATCTTAATACAGACTCACCTATCTATAGGAGGTTATATACAAATATGACTATGGATACTGTAGGACTCTCCTTTCAGGATGCCATGAATTCTGCCTTATCAGAGGAAGAGGCCGTGACTGATATCACGCCAGAACCAGAAATCGTGGAACCAGTGGAAGAGCAACCTACCGTCGAGACAGAGGTGAAGACTGGCTTGCTAGACAGTCTCACTGAGCAACTTGAACAACCCGAAACGGAATCAGGGGAGCTATACGAGGTAAACGGAGAGATGGTATCTCTCGAACAGCTTCGGTCTGGGTACATGATGCAAGCAGACTACACCCAGAAAACACAAGAGATTGCTAATTTACAGCGAGAAGCCCAATCCGCTCTCGACTTGAAGAGGCTTTTGGTTGAGCGTCCAGTAGAGACTGTACGCAAGCTATATCAACAGATCAGTGACGGAGCACCTATTACTGGAACGGATACGGCAAATACGCCAACTCCGTCGAGTGAACCACAACAAGCTCCTGAAGACATTGATGCGTTGATTGACGCCCGAGTGGCGGAGAAACTTGCGAACGATCCAAGACTGATGGCTATCCAGCAGGATGCCGCGCTCGCAGAGGTGAATGTGATCTTCGATGACATTGAGAAGATGTATGATGTGGCATTGACTGACGGTGACAAGGAGCAAGTGCTCCGAACCGCTCAGGCTTTGGATACGACTGATCTTCGCTTTGTATTCGGAGGGTTACTGAATAAGGCACAGCAGAAGGATAAGGCATTAGCGAACGCGAAAGCGGGCATTACTGTACAACCTACGCTGGCACCTGATACACCTCAGCCGAAAGGTGACGTCAAGTATGAATCATTTGGGTCCGCTCTAAGGCAGGAACTTGCTGAGCAAGGGTTAGAATAACCCAGCTCTCCAAAACACGTTAAAGGAGTGACATTACATGGCAGGTAACGCAAACTATGATCGCCTAATAGGCAGTACGCTGCAGAAGTATATTCCGACGCTTGAAGATAATATCTTTACGTCGAAGCCCCTTCTGTTTGCTATCACGAACTTTGGTAACGTTGTGACTCTCGACGGTGGCGTTTCGATTACGCAGCCCCTTATGTATGCCGAACTCGGCAACCAGGGCTCATACTCGAACTCCGACACCTTCCTCACCGCTGAGGATGAGGGTACGACCGCGGCCAACTTCGCGTGGAAGCAGTATTACGCGACTATCCGTCTGTCGAACATCGAAATCGCCAAGAACCAGGGCGCTACGGCTGTTCTCCGCATTGTGGAGAATGAAGTCGAGCGAGCTGAGCTTTCAATCGCTGAAAGTCTTGACGAGATGTTCATTGGCGACGGTACAGGCAATGGTAGCAAAGACTTTAATGGTCTTGGCAACCTTGTAGGCCAGAACACCGCAGCTGTTGGTGGGATTAATCCCGCTGGCGCTGGCAATGCTTGGTGGAAGTCACAGATTCAGACCACAGGAGGCGCAGTGACTTTTGCTGCTCTTCGTGCGCTGTACTTGACTTGCTCTGAGGGAAATGATTTCCCGACGAACATCTTCACCACGCAGACCGTTTATGGTGCGACTGATGCTCTGTTCACGAGTGGACAGCGCTTTATGGACCCAGCTATGGCTAACCAGGGATTTGAGACTCTCATGTTCCACGGTGCGCCTATGAGCTTCGACCGTAACATCACCGCAGGTGAACTGTTCATGCTCAACCTTAAGTACATTACGCTTTATAAGCTAGGTGCTAACTGGTTCAACATGAGCGACTGGATGGAGCCGACCAACCAAGACATCCGTATCAAGAAGATTCTTCTGTACGGAGAACTCGCGATTTCCAATAGGAAGCGCCAGGGTTTTGATTCTGGTCTGACTGCGTAATAGCAGGTTAAGAGTCTTGCAGGGGGGCGAAAGCCCCCCGCAAGCAGAAAGGGACGATGAGAACAAAGAACACAATGCAACAAGGAGTACCTCAGAACGAGGCTCTCGACCAGCTGCCCGTAGCGGGCGGACTGCCCGTGCATGGTGGTGTTCCCAAGGTAACAGAACAGTTTCTCGCTGAGCAAGGCGAGTGGCGTGGTATCCCCATGCCTGGGCCCGCGGTCATCGCCGAGGGCAGTGTGAAGATGGTGTCTGTGCCGTGGCTGATGCAGCACGTGGCTGACTCTTTCCTAGAAGGGAAGCAGGCAGAAGACAGTGAAGGTTTAGAGAAGGCAATGACTATGGGGGCTTCGATTCCGCCCATCCATGTGGTTGTCAATGAGAATGGCGCGGTCAGCCTACTGGACGGTCACCACAGACTCGTGGTAGCGGACGACATAGGCTGGAAAGAGATTAGGGCTATCGTGGAAGGCGAACTGCCTACCGCAGTCAAGTGTACTGCGACAACTAAGAAAGGGAACCCGTGCAAGGCGTACGCTGTCACTGACAGTACGCTGTGTGTGGGACATAAGTAATGGCTGCAATGGACAGGGATGCACTGCTCGCGCAGGTTAGGCTGATAACGCTCTTAGAGACGACCAACGTATCTGACGCTGAGATCGTGCTGCTCCTGAATAGTGGAGTGGACGAAATCAGTCTGGCCGACTACTGGCCGTTCCTGGAAGCTAGCGCGACCATGTCTACTGTCGACTCTACCCGCACGATTGCGCTCCCTTCAGATTTTGAGTTCGCGATGGCTCTCGTGGACGACGACAACGACGAGACGGTGCCCTATATTGCACCTTCTACCCTGTGGCATGCTGTCGGCAACGACACGGGCAACGAGGGTACGACGTTCAAGTATTGGACGATCTGGGAGAATCTCCTCTATCTGACTCCCA